TGATCGCGGTGATATTGACGCACAGGTTGAAGCACAGAAAAACCTAGCTAAACTAGCCCACGAAAGTGAGCGTTTAGCCTATGTGAAGCAACAGCGTGAACGCGCCGCTAGTCAGCCTGCTCCAGAACAGGTTCAGCCCCGACAGCAAGCACAGCCCCAAGCAAAACCTGACCCTAAAGCGTCAGCGTGGGCTGAACGCAACGAATGGTTCGGGCAAGATGAGCCAATGACGCTTACAGCGTTTAGTATTCATAAGCAGTTGATTGAAGGTGAAGGGTTTGACCCCACCGCAGATGACTACTATGAAGAGCTAGACCGCCGTATTCGTAGGGAATTTCCACACAAGTTTGGCGAGCAACCTGCTCCTGTTAGAAATGGCAGAAGTGGTCCTGCGGTAGCAGGTGCAAACCGTGGAAAAGGATCTAATGGGCAAAAATCCATTAAATTAACTCAATCTCAGGTTGCAATCGCTCGTAAACTTGGTATAACTAATGAACAGTATGCGAAGCAACTGCTCCGTATGCAAAATTCGTGAGGAAGGTATAGTATGACCGACAGAAGCCCACGCACTTCCCAAACTCGGGAAAAAACTACGCGCTCCAAACCTTGGAGACCCCCGTCTACACTGGACGCACCCCCAGCTCCGGAAGGATTTGTTCATCGTTGGATCCGTGAATCAGTCATGGGTTATGATGATAGGAAAAATCTTTCTGCTCGCCTCCGCGAAGGCTTTGAACTTGTTCGCGCTGATGAGTTTCCAGACTTTGAAGCACCAACTATCCAGGATGGTAAACACGCTGGAGTAATTGGTGTAGGTGGTTTGGTACTCGCTCGATTCCCTGAAGAGACCCGTGCAGAGCGCACATCCCATTTCCGTCAGCAAACTGCTGACCAAATGACCGCTGTGGACAATGATCTCATGAGGGAACAACATCCGTCTATGCCTATTAGCAAACCTGATAGGCAATCTCGTGTAACCTTCGGTGGGGGCAACTCCTCCGATAACTAAAAGGATCTGAGCTATGGCAAACATTGATGCCGCTTTCGGGCTTCGCCCGTACAAAATGCTCGGTGCAGGTGCAAACACCAATGGTGTAGCTACCTACAATATCCAGACCAGCGCGACGGCGGGAACCTCCAGTGTTATTTACGAAGGCTCTCCCGTAATTCCTCTCGCAAACGGTATGATTGATATTGTTGGAGCCGCCGCAGGTGGGACAGTACCTCTACTGGGTGCTTTCATTCTTTGTAACTACATTGCCCTTGATGGGACTCCAACATTTGCTAACAAATGGCCTGGAACATCAAGTGTCAAAGCAAATACAGCCGCAACTGCTTTGGTAGCTTCACACCCTGATCAGCTTTTCCTGATCAACTGTAACGCCGCCGCCGCAGATGCAATCATTCACGCAAACGCTAACTTTGCTACCGCTACTTCTGGCGATGCCACGACTGGTAAGTCCTCTGGTGAGCTGGCAGTATCAACTGCAAATACGACGAATACTCTTAACTTGCGTATCATTGGCTTTGAGGATACTCCTGATAGCTCTGATGCAACGGTTGCGGGTCGTCTAGCGATTGTTCAAATCAACAACCACTTCTATCGTTACGGTGCTAACGGTACGGGTGCTGGTGTATAAGGAGATAGGATAATGGCTATTACTCGTTCCCAGCTCCTTAAAGAACTAGAGCCTGGACTTAACGCTCTGTTTGGTATGGAGTACGATCGGTATGACAATGAGCACGCCGAGATTTTTGAAACCGAAACTTCTGACCGTGCGTTTGAAGAAGAGGTAATGCTGGCAGGCTTCGGCCAAGCTCCTGTAAAGGGCGAAGGCGCGGCAGTTTCTTACGATTCTGCTAACGAAGCATTTACTGCTCGCTATACACACGAAACCATCGCGCTTGCGTTTGCGATTACTGAAGAAGCCGTTGAGGATAACCTCTACGACCGCCTCAGCTCTCGTTACACTCGTGCGCTGGCTCGTTCTATGGCGAACACTAAGCAGGTCAAAGCGGCATCTGTTCTTAACAATGCGTTTGATAGCAACTTTGCTATCGGCGATGGTAAAGAACTGTGTGCTACCGACCACCCCACTGTGGGCGGCGGTAACTTCCGCAATGAGCTGTCAACTGCGGCAGACCTTAACGAAACATCACTTGAGCAGTCCTTGATTGATATCGCGGCGTTCATTGATGAGCGTGGTCTGAAAATTGCTCTGCAAGGGCGTAAGCTGATTATTCCACCTGCGCTTCAGTTTGTTGCTGAACGCTTGATGGCTTCTAATCTGCGTCCGTCAACTGCAGACAATGACATCAATGCTCTCCGTAACATGGGTATGTTGCCTGACGGTTATGTGGTTAACCACTTCCTAACCGACCCAGACGCATTCTTCATCAAAACGGATGCGCCTAACGGCTTTAAGCACTTTGTTCGTAGCCCAATCAAAACTTCTATGGAAGGTGATTTTGAGACAGGCAATGTGCGCTACAAAGCCCGTGAGCGTTACAGCTTTGGTGTGTCGGATCCGCGTTGCGTATTCGGTTCTCCAGGAGCC